GACCCTTTCTGGAATGATGGAAAATCATCCCTAACAGGTGAGCTACCTGGTCATGCGACCAGGCGCCCAACTGCAACCCATGCCCTCCGAACTACTGGAGGGCCTGCAACCGCTATTCCACTTTCGTAGTCCCAGAAGGGCCTACGAATTGGCTCCTCTACAAAACTGAGGACCCCGTCGATCACCTCTCGGTGGCCGACCTGGGATTCAGTAAAGTATTGGAGAAGGCAAGCTGCAGAGTCCAACTTAGTGACAGATGTCCTCGCCGAAATGGCAAGTACTCTGCATTCCCATTGGTGAGTATTGGTATTCCATCGATTTTTCGATGGTAACTGATACCCGCTGAAGGATACTAAGCCAAACTCGCCGGATGTAGTTTTCACTACGGGCAAAGACCCGAAAGTGAGAGCCGTCGTCATCCATGAAGATACGTTCCAAAATCCTTTCTTATGAAAGTTATTGGAAACCTCAACATAGGATGCGATTGATCCGGCGTCGGACTTTACCAGACTACGTGAAACGTATGGCGGAGTTACATCGTAACCCCGAAATGCGTCCATACCACATGACTCCCGGAAGAATCCGGTCGCATGTGTCTTTGTATGGTTAACACGTAGGCCAAGGAGGTGTAAAGCCTCCTCAACAAGCGGTTCCCATTCTACGGGGACAATAATATCGTCTCCGTAGACGCGGACCTGCCTGGCCAATCGATCCAGACTAATGGATCTGCCGCGGTGTAGGTATCTACCTACGCCGATGCAAATTGTAGCGAATACAATTGATTGTACAGGAAAAGTCAGTGCGGATCCCTGAGTGCTAAACTTGTTCAATTCATGAACGAGAGGGCACTTCTGGTCGATACGGTTCACTATAAACCGAGTTCTCACTGCCATAAAGGCCTCCAAGAGGGATTTATTCCTCCTGAAGATCCGTTGGACAAGTGAGCAACTTAGTCGGTCTGATGCCGACTTAAGGTCGATAGTGGCGTATTTACCAGTACGGGATGCCTCGAGAGCGAGTAATCTACTTTCTTCCTGCGAGTTAAATCTCACAGAATGATGTAGGATACACCTGCTGGAATGGACAGTCTCATAGAGATAATCTCTAATGGACTGCTGGCACCATTGATGACACGTAGGTTCCGAAGCGATAAGCCTCGGTCCTTTTTGTGTCTTTGGTACAGCAATGAGATTCGATGCAAGTTCCTCGAACTTGATATCGATCCCATCTATTCCAAGTCGTTCCGAAAGACCCATCGGAGTAGTTCCGAATCGGTCGAACGGAAAGACCATCTCGAGCCTCCGTCCCCAGTGTCGAAATTCATATTTATAATCTCGACGGCTGAGTTCGGAGACTGCGCCAGGTCCATGCTTGAATCTTCCATACTCGGGACTGTAAAGTCCCAAGGAGGAGGAGATGAAGTCAGCTGTTCGCTGAATTTCATCGAGCATAGAACTCGTTCGAGCGCTGTCTGCTTCTGCAAACAGGCTTGGACGTCTATCGGCACCAGAGACCAGGTCACACAAATGACCAAAATCAACAGTGTCGTTAGCCAGTATCCCTTCTTTCCAAATTTTTGGAACAGGGTGTACAGTGTTCTCAACATCGTAAAACTCCTTAGTTGCCTCATAGAGGTACTTTTCGGAGCAATCCATAGCGAGGTTCTTACCAACGTACAAAAGAGTACGAAGGAAAAGGACAACGTTAGGATCGATGTCGCTCTTCAAGCAACCCTTAGAGTCGAAAAGCCGAGACCATAACCCCCAGAAGAGTCTGGGGACTATGGATCCTGGATGGCGTGGACCACTATGTGGTTCACCATTCAGGGTGAGTTGGCCCGAGCTCAAGGATCGATCTAAGATCTTTCCAAGAGCAGGGAGGTCTATGGTAAAAACCGGTAGACCTCTACTCGACAATAAGAGGGTGAGACGTGATAAATCACGTTCCCACTCCTTTCGGTCAGTAGGGAAATATCCCGCGACATCTTTTAGAATCGCGGTGTAAAGCCCTATGAAGTCGAAGTGTTCGGTGCTTTTAGCCAAGATTTACCTCCTTTAGGTAATAATGGCCACCGGTTTTCAGACCCCTCGTCTACTGGTTAGTTATTCCAGTTGACGAGATCCTCCGCCACAGTTGTCGTCACAAAGGACGTCAATGCGTCGGAGATGATCGCAACCTGGGCTGCATCTTCGCCGACATTGTGTTCAATCACAATGTAGGCTTTGATATCAGCTTCAGGATTCGATCCAGCGGCATACTTCGTCCGGACCAACTCGATGTTGTGCCGGTCGATACGAGTACCGTCGGATGCAGTACGTCGGGAATGTCGGACTTTTGACCGATACTCCTGAGACGACTGTACCTTCAGGTATTCAGAGCCGTAATTATCGTTGTTGATCTTGTCGAGGCTCACATTCGAGCCATCGAAAGAGTACACGATAGGGTTTGAAAACGCCATTTTGACTTCACCTTTTCTGTCTTTGGCTATTAACCACCTCAGCGACCAATTCTATTGATCGCTAAGGACGACAGAATGGCCGACTGTCTTCCATCCAGAAATGGATCGAAGAACTCAGGCAATAGAAAGCCACCAACCGGATTACGTTGTTTCACAACGTAAACGGGGTTTTGCAACTTAACAGTTGCATTCCAGGGGTTACTGTCAAACGTAAAATCCGTATAGACAGTTTCCTCTTTGGTCATAACACAGATGTTGGTGCAGGTTACTGGAATCCGATTGCGGTGAGCATTAAGAAAATCACCACAGTTAGAAAACCAGTCTATTAACCAGCTCCACGGCATTGCCTCCCAAAGGGAAGCAGGCGAGAGATTAAGTCCGAACACGAGGTTTCGTGCTTCGTTCATAGCCTCTTCATCAGTGTTAAACGTCGGAGCGGTGAGGGGTTTCCATTCTAAGGAAACCCATTTACTACGTTTTGTGCGGTACTTAACGTACCCACGAGCCGTAGCACCGTACGACGGGCCCAGGTAGGATAACCAGGAGTTTTCAATTCCTGGATCCTCCCAGACTCTATAGTTCCTGCGCAGTCCTCGTTCCGAATGTAGGCGTTTCAATTCGGCAGCACGTCTTTCAGTGTTGCCGACGAAATCCATCATCCGGGCGAGATCCCCAACTAATGGTTGCCAGCCAAATTGTTGCGACAAGTATTGGTCAGCAAGGCCCGCTCCAGGGAGACCTCCGGATTTACGGAGATCACCTCTGGTGAACGCGCCAAGCTCCTTTACTATGTTGCCCATTTGGCGGACCATACGGGGGAAGTCCTTGAGTTCAAATAGGAACACGGGCAAATCGACCTCTGGTCGACTTGGATTCGTGTTCGCCATGGCTTCAAGGGCTGCTGCAGAGTCCGAGGGGGGAGGTTCAAGCGAAGCACCAGACGGTGCAACGAATGAACTTTCATAAAAACCAGAACAAATCCAGTTAGGAGATGTCTGGCCATTAGTGATACCCCATACGCGCCTATGCTCTTCTTTATAAAGAGAATTGACGCCATATGGGTTACCCACCCAATCGTGCATTACTTCACGAGTAAGAGGAGGGTCTTCTTGCTGGAAATCTTCCAACCCTGGAGACAGGGCAATGGCAGACCCAGCAAAATTCCCACTACTCTTAAATCTCGTGCGAGTTCTGAACGTCGGAGTCATCAGGATACCTGAGGTTTGGTGTTAGGGGACGATGATACCATTATCATCGTTTCATTAGAGGGATCCCATTAAG